TTGGAGTTTTCGGCTTGCTTCCGCACAACGGTGAGGAATTCCTCATCGAGCGCTCGGACGATGTAGACGAAGTCGGCGTAGTCGACCTCATCGTCAGCGAAGCCATACTGGTGCGCGTACTGGTCCAGCGCCGGCCATGGAATCGGAAGGAGCGTACTGAATGCCGCCCCACGAGCTGTGGAGAGCTCCCAGAAGTGGTGGAGCAACGGCTCGAGCCCCGCGTCCACTTCGGGCGGCATGCAGGAGTCTGGAACCTCCTGACCCTCCTCCAGCGCAGCGCGCGCAATGACCTGCGCGCGCTGGCCGAAGGTGAGCTGCCAAGTCAGGAGGGCTTTCAGTTTCCCGCGGCGGCCTTCCGCTTCGCGACGAGGAAGTTCGCGATCTTCTCGGACTCCTCGCGAACCTGGGTGAAGAACTCCGGCAGCTCGGTGAAGAGCTTGATGCAGTTGGCGACCGTGAACGGGATCTCGATCTCGCTCTCGTCGACGACGCCTTCCCAACCGAGCACGATGGCCTCGGCGTAGCACTCGATCAGCACCTTCTTCGCGGTCTCCTCGGGGAGCGCGTCGAACGCGATGGCGCGCTTGTAGCGGTCCAGCTTCTGGCGGACCAGCTTCTCGTACTTCTTGTTCGCGCCGCCGCTGCGGGCGATCGTGACCCGGAAGTCGCCGAAGTCGAGGTCGATGCCGTTCTGCTCGGCGTCCGGGTCGGTCTTGAATGCTTCGTAGATGCTCATGCGGGGGACTCCTATCAGGGGGTTGTGGAAACGAACGAGGTACCCGGAGAGTAGGTCATATGACCTGCTCCCCGGGTAGGTCTCACTGGTAGCCGAAGAAGCGCTGCAGCTTCATCGTGTAGCCGAACGTCGCGTGGCGAAGCGCCTGGAAGTTCGGGCTGATGGTGACGTCCGCGTTCTTGCCGGACACTTCGGGCTGGCCCTCGCTGTACTTGATGCGCGGGCAGTCGGTCAGGAGCACGTGCGAGTCGGAATCCTCGAAGCGCGCGTCGACCGACGTCTCGGTGTTGTTCACGACCTGCTCGGCGATCGTCTTGTCGTCGAAGTACGCCGCGAGCGACCCGGTGACGTTGAACTCGCCCGCACCCACGTCCGCCGCGCCGAGGAAGCCGATGGCGTTCTTCCGGCGCAGGTTGTTCGCGATGGTGAAGGAGAGCTCGGTCACGAGGTTCTTCGTGCCGGCGCCGATCAGCACGACGCCGCCACGCGCGATGCGCGCGACGTTCGAGCTGGTGTTGAGCACCTGGAATGCAGGGGCGTCGATGTCCGTGGAGCCCGTGAAGCGGGTCTCCGTGAACTCGCTGTCCAGGCCGACGAACGTGAAGTTCGCCTCCAGGATCGCCTGCGAGGCGCCCGTGATCACGACCTGATCCGGAATGAAGCCCGTGAGGTACTGGTACGTCACCGGGCTGTGATCACCGAACGTGCGCTCGAGCGAGAAGCTCGAACGGGTCACGCCGTTGATCAGGCGATCGCCCACGTAGAACTGGACGACCACGCTCGTGCCCGGATCGGTGGTCCAGCCGGTCGGAGCAGTCTCCCACACGACCGCGTTCGTCGCGACCGAGGCGATGCGGCCCCAGCCGATGTTGGCCGCCGGCCACGTGCCACCCGTGCCAGTGATGCGCAGCCAGTCGCCCGCGGAGAGCTTGAGGTTGGCGAAGTCGAACAGCGTCGAGGTGAAACCATCCGCCGTCGCCACGATGTCCGCCGACGCGGCCTGATAGCCGACGAGGTGGATCTGCGCGGTGGCCGGGGGCGTCTCGTCGGCGCGACCCGCGGGGGTCACGATCGTCGTCGCCGTGGTGCCGGCCGCGACCACGAAGTAGCCGTTGTTCGCGGCGTTCGTGAAGCCCTCGGCGCGGATGATCGAACCGACGCGCGCACAGACCGAGATGGTCACACCCGCGTCCGCCGTCTCGTCCACCACGCCGTTCTCGAGCGTCAGCACGAGAGCCGTCACCGTCTTCACGAGGAACTGCGCGTTGTTGCCGCCGTCCACCGCACCGGAGATGATCACCGTGTCGCCGGCCTCGAAGCCGTTCGTCACGAACGAACCTGTGGCGCGCGTCACCGTGTCGCCCGCCGCGGCGAAGTCCACCGTGATCGAGCCCGTGGTCACGCCGAGCGTGACCGTGTAGTCGTCGGTGGCTGCCGCGACCGCCGTGACCTGGGTCGCACCCTTGTCGTTGCGCTTCGCGTAGCGCGTTTGCCACGCGCTGAAGAACGCCGACTCGAGCAGCTCGTCATGCAGGCCGAACGCGAGCTCGCTGTTCGCCTCGCCGCCCGCCTCGCCACCGACCAGGATCAGGTCGGACACCTGACGATCGTCGCGGAGCAGGTTGGACACGACCGTGGCCGGGGCGAGGCCCAGGTTGGGCTGTCCCGTGGAAGCGATCTCGAAGAAGGCCGGGGTGGCAGGCGTGGTGCCGAAGACCGTCTCACGGACGGCGCGAAGGCCCACTCGGTTCGTATCGGACATGGTCGCGTACTCCTACTCAGGAAGTGGTGTTGGTGTCGTAGTCGAACTGTGCGGACACGTTGACCTGATGGTACAAGCGGTCCGACGGGTCGATGCCGAGCTCAGTTGCGCCGATGCTGCGGAGCCGAACGCCCTGCAAGTCGCCAGGACTCGCCGAGGTGAGAGCCTTGACGAGCGCATCCGCAATCACGTCAAGCCCTGCGGTCCCCGCACCAGACGGGGTGAACAACTGCACGAAGAGGATGCCGAATGCGCGATGTCGGCTCGAGCCGAGCGCGGCGATCTCTCCGTCGAAGTGGCGGACAACGACGCGGCCAAACGGGGCCGGCGTCTCCGGGCGGTCGCCCTTGATGTTGTCGTAGAGCAGAGGGTAGGAGCCCGCAGAGTCGTCCCAGATTTCTTGCACGATCCCGCTGAGCACGTCGCGGGCTTCGGCCATGGTGTTGACAGCCATCAGTTCACCAGCTCCAAGATCCACAGAGCGACGTCGTTGCCGGGCTTGACGCTCGACACGCTGGCGATGCCCCAGACCTTATCGCCGTCGACGACCTTCATCGTCATGTCGGGCAGGGTGGTGACAGTGCCGGGAATCAGAACGCGCACGCGCTCCGTCTCGACCGGGGAGAGCACTAGGCGCGAGACCGCGCTCACGCGCGCCAAGAAGTCCGTCGCCTTCGGGTCCACGAAGACGCCGACCGTGGCAACGTCCGTCGTCGCTGCCACGTCGCCAAGCCAAGGCTTCGTCACGTCGACCGGCGTGGTGCCACTCTGGTAGCGCAACGAGATGTCGCGCCCATTCTTCGTGATCAGGCGCAGCGCGAGAGCCGCGAAGTCGGCCATCAGGCGTGGATCACGCGGCCGCCGGCCGAGATGACCAGACCGCTCGCGGTGAGACGGCGGTCGGCCGCCGGGTAGGGCTTCAGGAACGAGGGCGATCGCGTGTTCGAGTAGCGCGTTTCCTCTTCGAGCGGTCCGACCTTCTCGCGCTTGTAGATGATGTACTTGCCGTTCGGATCGACTTCAGGGTCAGGCAGCAGCGACGCGCTGAGCGCGCGCATCGCGTACTCCGCGACCGTCTGCTTCACGATCGTGGGGACGTTGTCTTCTTGCTCGAAGCCGTCTTTGTCGCACGCGCCCGCGCGAGGCCACTCGAGCGTCTGGTCTTCGTCATCGCGCGTGCCTACGAAGCGCCAGCGCGAGTCGATGTAGTCGGTGGCCTGGACGATCGCGGCGACCTTCTGGGGCTCATCCGCGTTGGCCCAGGACACGTTGCCCCGGAGCTCGTGATAGCTGTCCGCGAACGCAATGGTGATGTACGCGTTCGCATCGGCCACGACGGTGCCGTCTTCGACGATCAGGTCGCTCGAGCTCAGGGGCATGGTGTCTCCAGATCAGGGCGTAAAGAGGGGCGGCACTGGCTTGCGGGCCTTCGGCCGCGGCGCTTCGCGCACGACGCGCGCCACGTCGATTCCCTGCTCCGTCAAGCGAGCCAGCGCTTCGCGGTGGTTGCGTGACGTCGCCCGGTCGATCGCTCGGGCCTCGGCGTTGCGAACGTGCAGCGGGATCTCGGCTTCGACCACTTGCGACTCGGCGATCAGCTTGCTCAGGTAGCGGGTCGCTGCGTTGAGCGCGGACTGCGCGCGATCGCGCACCGCGGTCGCTTCGACGATCTTCTGGGCCGAAGTGAGCTCGAGCTCGGGCTCGGGCTCCGGTTCGGGCTCGACCAGCTTCGGGGTCGGCGGAGCGGTGTTCAGGATCACGACGTTGGTCGTTGCGGGTACGTTGGGCTCGACCACCGTCGGGGTCACGGGGTCGGACAGGAAGTCCAGGTTGTCGGGTGTGTCCATCGTAGCTCTCCTCATGGAGTGTGCGCGCCGCATCATGCGACGAGCCGAGAGAAGGGGCGGGGAGACGACTCCCCGCCCCAGTTGCTCAGGCGTTGGTCCGCAGGAGCGCGAGGCGGATCTTCTTGCGCGGGAACACGCGATCCCACGACGTCGAAGCCGCGAGCTCGGTGTTGGTCGGGCTGTCGTCCGTCGGCGAACCGATGAACTTGAAGCCGCGCGGGTGGATCAGGGTCTCCACGCGGGAGGTCAGAACCTCCTGGCCTCCGCCCTTGCCGGCCAGAGCGTAGCGCGACACCTCGGTTGGCACCTTGGCGCTGCCCTGACCGAGCGCGAACGATCCCGCACCGAAGAGGTACGTGATGTAGGTCGCGTTCGAGTCCGTCACGCCCACGAGCGCGTCGTCCACGATGACGCGGCGGCCCAGGTACGTGCTGACCGGCTTGCCCTCGGAATCGGGCACGCTGTCGATCAGGTTCAGCTTCTCCGCGCGCCGGAACACGACCGAGTGCATCGCGACGGCCGCGAGCTCCTGGCCCGCGTCGCCCATGGTCTGCACGGTGTCCAGGAACGCCTCCGCCGAGAAGCGGTTCGCGTCCGTCACGGTGCTCGCCGTGTGGATGTCGTTGACCATGTCGCTCGAGTCGTTCGCGACGTTGTCCGCGAACACGCCCTTGGCCGCAGCCAGGAGCGAGAGCTGGTACTGGCGAGTCCAGTACGCCGCCACGCGAACCGCGATCGCGTTCATCGGGTCCGAACCGGCGAGATCGCCGGCCAGATCGGCCGCCGACCAGTGCTGGTTGCGGCTCATCCGAATCGCGATCTCGCGAGCCGTGGTGATCGCGAGCGGAACGGCGTCCGCGACCGAGAGGGTGCCCTCGAGCACGTCCGCGTTCGTGTCCTTCGACACGTTCGCCTCGGTGTCCGCCAGATCGTTCCAGAAGGGCATGTTGAAGGTGATGCCACCGCCAACGAGCAGGTCGTTGAAGCGCTGGTCCTGCACGAGAACTCCGCTCTGCACGAACGCACTCTTGGTGGCCGTGAGGAGCTGGGTGTAGGCGGTGAATTCCGAAGGAACGATCACCGCCGCGACATCGACGAGAGCCATTTCAGCTTTCTCCGTTGCGTGCCCCATCCTGGGGCGGGTTGTTGGAAAGCCGAATCACTCGGCTGCGTAGATCCGCGATGCCGCCAGGGCTGCGGTTACTTCGAGATGTCCTGCACGAAGATGTACTGGTCTTTCACCAGAGTGGTGATCAACCCGTCGGGGTCGATCATCTGGACGTCGTACCAGTACGTGCCGGGAACTTGATTTGCGTTGCCAGTCGTAGGCTCGAACTCGACGATCCCGTTGGCCGCGTCGACGATGGTGCCTGCGATCTGGAAAACCTGAGTGGCCGTATTGGCCGGGCTCTTCTTTTCATCGACCGTCAGGAGGAACGTGTAGCTCGTGATGTTGATGACGGCGCCGTCCGAATCCGTGACGGTGAAGCGGTCGACCGCCGTATCACCGCGGTAGCGCGAAATCGAGGCCATCAGTTCTCCCGTGAGGGAACGACGAGGATTCGCCCCGCGGGGGTCGCCACCGTCAGTGCTCCCGTTACGATCAGTTGTCCGTCGCGCTCAGTGACCACCAGCGTGCGACCGCCGCGCGCCGCCACGTCCTGCGCGCTGTTCGCGCGAGTGAGGCCAATGCGCCAGCGCAGGTACAGACTGCGCCCGACCGAGCCGGTCATGTTCCAGAGCAGCTCCAGATCACGTCCCGCGAGCTGGTTGATGTTCCACACGAGCTGTAGGTCGCGCCCCGCGAGCTGGCTGATGTTCCACACGAGCTCGAGATCGCGACCCGCGAGCTGGTTCAGATTCCAGAGCAGCGACAGGTCGCGTCCCGCGAGCTGGTTGATGTCCCACTGAAGCTCCAGGCTCTTGCCCGCGAGCTGGTTGATGTCCCATTCGAGCCCGAGCGATCGGCCCGCGAGCTGGTTGATGTCCCATTCGAGCTCGACCGACCGGCCGGCGAGCTGGTTGATGTCCCACACGAGCTCGAGCGAACGGCCCGCGAGCTGGTTGATGTCCCACACGAGC